CCTCGTACTGGCCGACGATCTCGCCTTTCGCGAGCTCCGTCGTCGCGCGCGTGATCTCCCGCGCCTCGGCGACGACCTCGTCGGGTAGTTTCCCGAGCTCGTCGCGCAGCTCGGCGAGGCCTTGCCATTTGAGAAATACGCTCACGCGTCGGCCTCCTCGGTTTCGTAACAGGCGAGCTCGAGTTGTACGCGGCGCGTGTCGACGTCGCGCACGGCGTCGACGTTCAAGGTTTTGCCGTTCCAGATCACGCGGCATTCGGTCGTCACGCCCTCGAGGTATGGGATCGTGACGGTGAGGCGCGCGGTCGTAATCACGGCGCTCGAGCGGCCGGCCGAGTGCTCGTCGCCGCGCGAGCTCGCATACTCGACCGCGGCCCACACGTCGGCCAGGCGTTTGTACGCTTGCGTGTACGCGCCCTCGCCGTCGGAGCTCGGCGCGCCGTCCGGCTCCTCGATTCGGATCTTGTGGTGTCGTTGTCCGGCCGACACGAACCGCTCGCGCGCCATGGCTAGGCGACCACGGGATCGTGATACGGCGCGAGGATCAACCGAACCTCGGGCGAGAGCTGCCCGCCGCCGTAGTCGGGCCCGGCGCCGCGCTCGTCGTCGCCGCGGAACCGAAAGAGCTGTGCGAGCTGGATGAGGACGGCGCCGCGGACGGCCGCCGGCGTGGTGTCCGGCGAATCCCAATCGTCGACCGCGTCCGTCGTGACGTACCCGAGAATCATCGCCTCGGCGGCGGCGAGCTTCTCGAGGACGTCGTCGCGCTCAGAATCCGAGGCGCGGACGTGCGCGACCGCGCGCTCGAGCGAGACGAACCGGCTCATACGAGGACCTCACGCGCCGGAAACCGCCAACGGTACCCGGCAAACAATGAATCGTTGCGCGCCGCCCGCGGGTGAAGCGAGCTCACGTCGCCGACGTGCTGGACGAACAACGGGTGCGAGACAACCCCGGGCCGAGTCGGCCATTTCCCGAGGGCCCACGCGGCGATCAGCTTGTCGAACGCGATCGCGGCGTTGCCGCGGAACCCGCCCCACGTTTCGATGTTGGCGTCGGCCCACGCGAGAAACGCGCGCGCGTCCTCGCGTCGAAAGACGACCGCTTGTGAACCACACAAGCCCTTGAGCGGGAAATCGTAGGCGACCGCGGCAGCGCGGCCGGTCGGCGGCGCGAGCCGAAATCCGAATAGGCGGTAGACGTTGCGATCGGCGCGGCCGGCGACGGTGAGCCAGCGGCCGAGGCTCCCGACGAAATCCGCGCAGAACGCGAGATCGTCCTCGAGTAAGAGAACCCAATCGTACGCGTCGAGCTCGAGGCAGCGGATTTGCTCGAGGCCGTTTTTGTTCGGTGTGCGCCGCGCGATCGGAACGTGTCGCGTCACGGGCGCCAGACCGGCGAGCTGCTCGTCGAGCCAATCGGTCCCGGGCGCCGTCACGCACAAGTGAATCGAGGCCGCGTCGATCCCTTGCGCGAGGAGGCGGCGGATCGTCCCGCCGACATAGTTCGGATTCGGTGAGCGGTCGGCCGTCCGCATGGTGATCGCGATCCGCGGTCCGGCCTCGGCGCCGGCCGCCTGGCCGGGCGCGCGAAAGATTTGCAGGTTGCGGCCGTACCATGGCGTCCCGGGCGCCGCCTTTTTCCAGCGGCCGGCGAGCGCGCCGCTTTGCTCGTGATCGAACGCGAGCCCGCGCGCGACCAGGCGCGAGCGCCAGTACTCCGGGTCCTGCTCGTTGATATGGCCGTCGCCGCCCTGGCGCGGTCGCGCCGCGGTAAAGAGCAACACGCCGCCCGGCGCCAGGTGGTCGACGAGCGACTGACAGAGGACGTCGGCGGCCGCGGGCGGGAGGTGCTCGGCGACTTCCCAACACAGGACCATACCGAACCGGCGCCCGAGCGCGAGCGGCTCGCGCAGATCGGCGTGATGCAGCGGGCCCGACGCGTCGGCCGGAATCGAGAGATCCACGCCGACGGCGTCGATCCCGTACGTGCGGCGCGCGCGCTCGACGAGATGGCCGTCGCCACAGCCGACGTCGAGGAGCGTTCGCGGTTTCCAGCTCGCGAGCGCCTCGTCGAGGCAGCGCGTTGATCCCGGCCGGGTCCAGCTCCGGAGCTTTTGCCAGGCCTCCGAATAGCGCGGCGGCGCCGGCGCGGCTTTCACGGCCGGCCGCGGCGGCGCTTTGACGACGACCGGCGCGCGCCCGCCTGGCGGCGCCGTCGGCTCGTCGCCGATATGGAAAACGACGTTCTCCACAACCCGCGCGACCAGGCGGCCGCGGAGCTTCGCGCTCGCGTGCATTTCGTGGAGGTCGCCGGTCCCGTCATATCCGCCGCCGCTCGGCCGAATGCAGAGCTCGAGGAGCTCGCGCGTCCGCGTGATCGACGGCGGCGCGCCCCAATGAATCGAGCCGACCTCGACGCGCTCCGGCGCGCCCTCGAGCGGTTTCCAGACGACCGGCGAGCGATCGCGGCCGCGATGAAAATTCCAACATGGCCACGTGCGCCCGCGGCCTTTGTACTGGCCGTAGAGGCGCAGCGTGTAGATGTCATGACGTGTCATGACGCATTCGAGGACGTCCCACGGGATCGGCCGGGTCCATTCCCAATCGTTTTCGAGGACGAGGATCCACTCGGCGCCGAGCTCGGCGAGCTTCGCGACGGCGGCCGCCCGCAGCCCGCGCACGCCGCGCCGGACCGTGTGTTGTACGAGCGTTTTGAACCCGTGCGCCGCGGCGAGCTCGGCGACGTGCGCCGGCTTCTCTGAGGCGTCGTCGGCGTGCACGAGGATCAGGCGCTCGCGCGCGTCCGGGTTGTGCGCGGTGAAGCTCTCGAGGGTCCGGCGCGAGTACTCGAGCCGGTCGCACGTGAGAAACGCGACGCCGACTCTCACGGGAGGGCCTCGCGCAGCGCGACGCGCGGAAAGACGGTGAGCGCGGTTTCAACGGAGCAATTGAGCACGGTGACGCCGAGCTCGGCGAGCGGCGCCGGCATCGCGCGAAAGAGCTCGCGAAAGAGCGCGTACGGTGAGGCGCCGCGGAGCGGCCGTTTGTGGGCCCCGAAGAAATGCGAATGCGCTTCGTCGCGCGCGTCCATGTCGTACCCGAGGAGCAGAATTCGCGCGGCGCCGAAATGTACGGCGAGGTTGATCGCCGCGGCGCCGGAATTGCGACCCGATCGGAGGCCGGTCGGCTCGAGCTCGAGGCCGCGCTCGCCGGTGTTCTCGAGCACGGTGACGCCGTACCGTGCCGCGTGGGCCTCGAGACAGAATTTCAGGCCGGCGAACCCGGGCGCGCCGGCGTGCGCTTTCCACCATCCGGCATCGCTCGCCATCAACGCATCGGCAAACGGCGCGAGGCGGAATGTATCGTTGACCGCGATCACGTGCGCGCGACCGCGGCAGTAATCGACATCGTCCCGCGTGAGGCTCGGTCCGGATCCGAGACAGACGACGTCGGCGCCGGGCCAGAGGCGCGGAACCCGGGCGGCCTGGCGCGTCGGCGCGTCCCGCCTGGCGGCCGCCGTTACCATTTGCCGCCCTCGAGGCCGAGGTGCGTGAGGTCCCGGCCGTCTCGACCGTTCACGCCGGCGGCGCCGCGCTCGCCTTTGGCCCCGGCTTTGCCGTCCCGCCCGCGCTTGACGATGAGCGTCCACGCCCGGCCCTCGGCCGTGAGCTCGTCGGGTTTGGCGCCGGTGTCCGTCTTGGCGAGCCAGAGCGATCCGCCGTAGGTGACGAGGTCCGAGGCCTCGTATCGCCGCCCGTCGGTGTAAACCCCGCAGTACAACGGGATAGGCAAAACGACCGAACCGCCCTCGAGGGCCCGGCCCGAGCTCTTGTGCAGGAATGTAAGTCTCCGCGCGCCGTCGTACGAGGCGACGAGCTCGTCGGCGATCGTGATCGTGCCGTCTCGGCCGGCGCTTCCGGCGGGTCCTGCCGGGCCAGGTTCGCCCGCCTGGCCGCGTTCGCCGTCCCGGCCGTCCTTCCCTGGCTCCCCGGCCGGTCCGCGCTCCCCGGGCCCGCCTGGCGGTCCTGGCGGTCCCGTAGGACCCGGATCCCCCGGTCGACCGGGATCGCCGTCCCGCCCGTCCCGGAGGGCCGACGCGGCGGCGAGCCGGACCTCGAGCGCGGCGACCCGCGCGACGAGCGGCCCCGTCGCGGTTTTGATCCCGGCCGCCACAATCGCGGCGAGCTGCTCGGCCAGGTCGTCGACGTCCAGCTCACGCGGCATGTTGATCCATCCCCTCGGCGATCTTGGTGAGCAGCTTCGCGGAGAATGCCGCGGCGAGCTGGCGAGCGGGCGGCGGCGTGCTGCTCGAGCTCCCATCGCTCCCCGCGCTCCCATCGCTCCCGGAGCTGCTCGAGCTCCCGGAGCTGCTCGCCGCCACGGTCGACGGCGCCGGCGCGAGCTGATCGCGTTTGTCGAGCGCGGCGAGCGAGAAGTTTTGTTGTTGTAGGTACGGCGTATCGCCGCCGGTGACCGGGCCGAGGTTCAATTTCGAGCGGCCCTCATTCGGTTTGAGCACGCCGCAACCGATCCCCTCTTTGATCGTCGACATCATCGTCGCGGAATCCATCCGTAACAGGTCGTCGACGTCGAACTCGGTCCCGAGCGCGCCGGCGGCGCCCGTGACGCCGAGGCCGATCCCGAGGCCGTCGTCGAGGAGGGCCTCGATCGTCTCGACGAGGACCTGTAGACATTGCGAGTAGTACTGCTGATTGAGCGCTTGGACGTTGTTGTACGCCGGCGTCGCGCCGACGCCGACCATATAGCCCGGGACGTGAAAACAGGCGCACACGGCCTCGGACGTCCAGCGCAATTGTTCGATCAGTTGTGCGTCGAGCGAGGAGAACGTGAGGCCCTCGTATTTCAGGCCGTCGCCGAGCACGGCGACCTTACCCATTTGGTCGCCGGAAAACGCCGTTTCCCATGCCGCTTTCAAGGTTTCGGCTTGCGCTTTGGTGATCTGTGTCGGCGCGGTGATCACGCCGCCCGGCTTCGAACCGTTCGCAAAAAAGTTGTGCGAATTGCTTTGAATCTTCAGGCCGAGGACGGCCGCCAGGCCGCACGCGTGAATCGGCGAGATCCCGACGAGCGGGTGATACAGCGTGTACATCGTGTCATGAATAATTTCGGTTGCCGGGACCGTGAGGATCGACGTTTCGGTGAGGCCCGACAGGTGATCGATCGCGAGCTGGTACCAGACGGATCCGTCGGCGCCGACGAGGACCGACACGCGCGTCGGGTCGAGGATATAGAGCGCCGTGACGATCCCGCGGCCGTCGCGCGCTTTGAGCACGTACGTGTTGCCGCGCGACAGTTTCGACAAAATCCAATGCTCGATAAATTTGAGCCGGATTTGATAACGGTTCGGTTTGCGGAGGACCGGCGAGTACGACGGGTTGGTCGTCTCGGTCCAAATGTCGTGCTCGTCGCGCTCGACGAGCCGGAGCGTCATTTTCGCAATGTCCGCGGCGATCAGCGTGACGCACGCGAACACGGTCGAAAACGTCATGACGTTCGCGAGCTCGATCGTGATGTTTTGCTGCCAGGCGCCCGCGAAGGATTCGCGCGCGAGCGTCCACCATCCCCGGCCGTCGACCGGCTCGAGGCCCGAGGCCGCGCGCGTGAGCACGGTAACGACCGCGCCGAGCGTGCGCCACAGGCGGCGCGGATACGTGAGGACGCGCATTAGTTCGACTCGGCCGTCATGTCGCGCCGGCGATACCGCCGCCGCGGCGCCGTCGTGGTCTCGAGCGGCTCGCCGTCGGGCGCCGGCGCCGGGTCGACGGGCGCCAGGTCCCGCGCGCGCCGCGGGTCGACGAATACGGCGCGCTTCTGGTACTTGAGCGCCGCGGCCTCGATCGGCGACGTCCGGAACGTGTGACCGACGGCGACCACGCGATCGCCGCGTTTGAGCTGGACGATCGCCCGCATGAGGATTTCCGCCACAGTGAGGACCTCGAGGGAAACGGCGGCCGACCGCATGAGCGCGATCGGCCGCCGAGGACCGATGCGGGTTTTACGCGCCCGCGGACGAGTAGCGAACGTCCTGCAAGTACGCGACGGCTTCGTCGCGCCGGCGTTGCCAGTTGATGAACCGCTCGGCGCGGAGGCCGACGCTATTCGTCTGCCAGAGCGAGACGAGCTGTACCGCGTTCGGCGCGAGCGGTGAGCCCGTCGCGACGGAGTTGGTCGGCGAGCTGTCCATTTCGAGCGAGGCCTCGCGGCTCACGTCGATCGTCACGCCGCCGTCGTCGCTGAGGTACACGTCGGACGCGTTCAGTAGCACGAGGATGTTGCCTTGCGGCGAGCCGCCGAGGTTCGCGTACTGGGACACGATCACGGGAATGCCCTCGAGCGTCCCGCCGCGCATCGTGATTTCCGGGAATTCCTTTTGCCCGAGCCCGTTTCGCATGAGGGAGATCGCGAGCGCGTTCGTCGCCGACATGATGAACACGAGCGACGTCGGATCGATGTTCGCCGCGATGAACCCGCCGAGCAGTGTCGTAATGTCGGCGCGCACGTCGCCGGCGTCCGACCCGGCCGAGGACCCGGCGCTCACGTTGTTGGTGATCGACGCCGGCGAGACATCGGCGACCGCGGTTTTTCCCGGATCGATGAAATCGGTATCGAGGCGCTCGATCAGCGCTTTCGACAACCCCTCGCGCACGAGGGCCTCGGCCGACGGCGAGGAGAACCGGACCGTTTCCTCGGTGAGAACCGCGATGTTGGCGACCTTCGCGAACCCGAGGCGCGTCGGCGCGAAATCGAATTTCGTGAGCGGCTTCGGTTTGCCCTGGCCGACCCAGTACCCGGACCCGCCGCTCGTCTGTCCCATGATCTGAATATTGAACGGGACGCGGCGAAGCGACGGGATCCCATCGGTCCCGAATTTCCCGATGATGGTTTGCGGCCGCAAGTACTCGACGAAATCGCCGGCGAAATTCTGATAGTCGACGAGCGCGCCGGCCCACGTCGGATCCGTCGTGGTACCCGCGGCGACCGCGCTCCTCAGTACCGAGTGGATCCGCGTCATGTCGGGGTACCGCGCTTTCGCGATCTCGAGCGCTTGCGTGATGTTGCCGCGCGCGCTCGCGAGACACA